CACCCCAAATAGTACCGGACCAATCTATGTCTATGCTGATGTATCATCTTCAGGTTACACCGAATGGGACAACATCTCCGTCCGCGAGGTCATCCAGCCCGAGGTCCAGTTCGCGACCACCTGGGCGGCGGAAGAATCGTACAGCCTGACAAGCGGCTGGATTCCGAACACGCCGCTCCGAATCTCCAGCGGCACCTGGAGCGTGATCACCGAGCAGGTGGACGGCAAACTCTCGAAGGTCTTGCGGTGCGACAGCGCGGGCATCGTCTACCTGGATACCTCGTTCGCAACCGGAAGCCCGACGGAGGATGCCTACGGGACGTGGGAGTGGTGGGCGAACAAGGGGGCCAGCACCATCCCGAACGTGATCTTTGTGTCCAACTCTGCCGGGACCGCTGGCTACCAAATCAAGCTCAAGGCCGACGAATCGGTATACCTGCAAAAGCTAGCCAGCACAGACCTGGCCTACTCGGCGTCATCCTACGTGGGCGCGTCCGCATGGCACCGATACCGCGTCCGTCTACGTCGACGGCTCGCTGATGACCGTGGCCGGTGGCAGCAACCCGGTGACCAACAACGATGTGACCACGGCGGTGGTGCTGGCTCTCGACCTGGACGCCGGGGACAAGGTATCCCTCGGCGCGTTGAAGGGCGGCAGGCAGATGGTCAAGTGGCGCGGTGTCAACGCGCCGTAAGGAGGCCCACGATGGCGACCAGAAAGAAACCGAAGCTCGGCAGTGGCAAGCGGTTTTCCAACCTCAAGCGCAAGCTGGCCCGGCAGGGGGTAGACGACCCCGCTGCTCTGGCCGCGTCCATTGGCCGCAAGAAGTACGGCAAGAAGAAGATGGCCAAGCTGGCCGCCAAGGGCCGTCGCCGCAAGTGAACCACAGGGGGGCCGCACGGAGGGGACAAGATGGCCAACGGAGAGATCACAAGCCCGAACATCGACCTGCGCACCATCCCGGTGAGCGAGGCCACCTGCCGGGAGCGCACACAGCGGCTGATCGACAAGGTCGAGCAGATCGGCCGGGAAACCAACAAGCGGCTGGCCCGCATCGAGGTCAAGGTCGACAGTCACGCCGCCTGGCACCAAGGGGCCGAGCGGAAGGCAAGCAGCGTCACGGCCAGCATCCGCACCATCGGCACCATCGTGGCCATGGCGGCAACCATGGGGGCCGCGTTATGGGCACTGGCCAGAACGGTCGGCTGAGCGCGCATTTCCTGCGCCGCGAGTTCGCCTGTCCCTGCTGCGGCCGGGCGGACGCGGCACAGGAACTGATCGACGGGCTCGAAACGTTGCGCCGCCGGGCGGGCAACGTGCCCATCCGGGTGACCTCGGGCTATCGGTGCCCCCGCTACAACCGGCAAATCGGCGGCGCCCGCAACAGCTACCACACGCAAGGCCTGGCCGCCGACGTGGTCATCAGCGGCCAGGACGTGCTGGGCATGTACCGGCTGGCCTGCGAGGTGCCCGCGTTTTTCCACGGGGGAATCGGCCTGTATAGCAACGGGTTTGTGCACCTGGATGTCCGGGGACACCGGGCACGATGGGGACGCATCGAGGGGCGGTACTGCTCGCTCAAGGACGCGCTATTCTGGCTTGACGCTGCGCCCGACAGCCTGTAGGATGAGCACATGGTATCCCGCTCGGACCAGACCGGACCTCGCCGACCGTGCACGGCCGCCGGGATGGCGCGAGCTACCCGGAGACCCCACAGTCCGCGCGAGGTCGCCGTCGGGGACGCCCGGCGGTTGGGGCTGCTGGGGATGTTGGCAACCGTCAAGGATTGCTTGACAGTTCGGAGACGGTGGTGTTACAATGCTTGAGCCGATTGACTCGTGGCTGGGCGGTCGGCACGGGGCTGGTCGCTGGATCGCGATGCGAGGTAGCGGCCGGCCTTTTTTCTCGGAGGTAACCCATGGACTGGCGAAAGTTCCTGAGTCGTGAATTTCTGGTAAGCCTGGCCCTGATGGTCGTGGCCTCGGTGGCCCTGTTCACCATGGACAAGGTGTCGTTCACCGAATGGGCGGCCGCCTGTGGTGGCTTCGTAGCCATCTGGACCACGGGCATCACCATTCAGAAGGTCAAGAAGGTCGCCGGGGGGCGATAGGCATGCGCGACCTGCTGTGCCTGCTCGTCGTGCTCCCATTCCTCGCGGCTTGGCTTTTGGCCCGGCTCTTTTTCCTCCACGGCGGGGTCGATGATGGCTGGCTTGCGTAAACAGCACAGAACCACCACCTGCCCCAAGTGCGGGACCATCCAGCAGGTCGGCTACCCGTGCTCGATCTGCCGCTACCCCATCCGCCCGGACCCCGGGTATTTGCCGCTCGAAACCTGTCCCGAGTGCGGGCGGCCGCACGTGCCCGGCCGGTGTCCCTGGTGCGGGCACAAGGGGGAACCATGACCGGCGCCGTCTGTGACCTGCCCCGCCCCCTGCGGGCCGACTGGCACGCGACCACCTGGGGACAGGACGACTACACGGCAGTGGTGTTCGACGAAGAGCTGCTGCACGGCTGGTCGCCCAGCTTCGTCCGGGTGGTGATCAAGGAGATATTGAAAATGGAAAAGCCCTGGTATATCAGACTGTTCGACTGGGCCAAGCGCCGTCGGTGGTGGTTGCTCGGCCTGCCCGTGGTGGGGCCCGAACCGTGAGCCCGTCGCCCCCCGGGTGGACACTCGGCGCGTGGAGGCCGAACGGGAGCGCATCCGCGCCCACGCCGAGGCCGAGCGGGAGCGCGTGAACGAGCGGGCGGACAATCTGGTGGACGCGATACGGGAGAGGTTGGGCGATGAGTAGGCTGGCCCTGGTGCTCGCCCTGTTGCTGTCCGCCTGCGCCCATGTGCGGCCGGCCGCCAGCCGACCACAGCCCGACCTCGAGGCCCGGCTGGCCGACGTGGAGGCACTGCTTGGCCGCTGCCAGGTGCAGGGCATGTACGCCCCGTGCGAGCGTCCGGCGCTGATCACCGCGCTGACCGGCTGCGCCGAACTCTACCGGGCCGCCGGGCTCTGTCGGGCCGACCTGGAGCAGTGCCGGCAGCTGGGCGGCCTGGACCTGGCGGTAGAGCGGGGGAAGGTGGCGGTGGCGGAAGAAAAAGCTGAAGAATACCGCCGGCATAGGTGGATATGGGGGGCGCTGGGAGTAGCAATCGGCGTGGTTCTCGGCGCCGGTGTCGTGGTGGGTATGCAAATTCGGTGATTTTGGGGGCTGGCGCTACCGGGGGGCACGAAAACGAAAAAGGGCTTTTTCCCGGCCTCCCGGTTCCAAAAACCACCCCGTTTCGGCACTTTTTCAGGAATCAGGGGCGTTTCAGCCTTCCCACAGAAGTTTTTGCCCGGTTGGTGCTTTATCAACCCGCGGCCTGCTTTTCCTGTTCCATGTCCCACCGCCGGCGGTGCCGATCAATTTCCAGCCGCTGGCTTTTAGGGATGTTCCCGGTTCGCTTCTGAGTATGTATGTGATAATGCGCTTGTATCCAAGGGCAAATGCAGCCCGGCGCGCAGCGCCATATAACATTGATGGTGCATTTTTTGTCCCATCAGTGCAGCACCTTGTAACTTCTAGCGTCCATCCGTCATCGAGGCATCTAGCCACCGGCCTGCCTACCGTAATTACACCAACTATTCTTTTGCCGTCGTTTACGCCAATGCCAAATTTCCACCCTTGAGGCGGAAGGTGGTGTCGGTGGTGCCTTTTGATAAATTCACACGCCTCTTTGTATGTAATGGGCTGTAGATGCAGCATATTCACTCCCAGTCCCCGGCCACCGCCGCCTTTCGCCCCAGCCGGTACTGCCAGAGCGGGCAGCGACGCACCGGGCACCTGGCCACCTCGGCCGGCTGGTTGCCCATGCAGTCCAAGCACTTGAGCCTGATTGCCCGCGAGCGGGTGAGCGGGCTGGGCTTCGGCTGGTCGAGCCAACGGTCGAGGATGGTCATCGCTCAAGCCACTCCTGCCAGCACTTGCGACAGTTTCCGTGCATATCATCTGTGCGCGGACACCACGGCGGAGTCTGTGATAGCGGCGGCGGACATGCATTCGGTATCTCTTTTATTCCTTCCTCCAGCTTATCGGCCAGCTTGCCCAACAGTTCGGCCATCTCGGGGGCGGCGGCGATGAGCGGGCAATTCTTGGAGCTTATGCTTTCGCCGACCAGGTGCCCACCGTAGTCAGCCACCGCGTTGTCATCGTCGGCCCCTCTCACGTCACCAATAGGGTAGTCTGCAACCACGGCGCCGTAACACTTGCCAACCCTCCACGGCCCTCTGGTCGCCTTCTCGGCCAGGGCCGCCAACTCCCGTGCCCGCTCAAGAATTTTCATGGTCGTCCTCCTTGTCGGGGAAGGTCACCACCATGCATCGTTCCCGTATCAGGTCTGCCACGTCATCGACAAGCCTTCTGTATACCCCAAGTGGTACTTGTGACGGCAACAGGCAGGCCAAAAAATCGCGCACCTCTGAGTTGAGCCGCGCCAGAAACATGGACATCTCCGCCCCGTCGTGGTCGGTGGGTGTTCCCGTCTCGCTCATGGCTTCCGCCTCCTTTCCAGCGCCCGCTTGAGTGCCCCGGCGTCAACCGGGCCGACCTTCTCCAGATATTTCTCGGCTGCCGCCCACACATCCCAGCAGGGAAGTTCCGGGTCATCCGGCGCCCGGGCGTCCAAGTTGAACAGCCGGGGATACAGGTGTGCGTACCGGACGCCCATCTCGGGGAACTCGTGACGCAGCAGCTCGATAAACCGGCTGTAGGTGGCCTCGCCGGCCAGGTACACCGCCAACGGGCCGTCAATGAACCGCTTGAGTTCGGAGATGGTCATTTTGTCCCCCCGTACAACCGCTCGACGAACCGCTTGCCGTCCTTGATCGTCCACCGCCTCCCGGTCGCTGGGTTGACCATAAGAACCACGGCCCAGCCATACCACTCACGGCTGACCATGGCGTCCATGCGACGGCGGCCCTTGTGGTGGTAGCCGTAGAGACCGCAGCCTCGTTTGCCCGTCCAGTGGTAGGGCTTCATCTCACCGGCTCCTTTACGATCATCAGCCACTTTTTGTCTATCTGTCGCGCTCCCTTGTACGTGACATACACCCTTTGAATCGGGCAAAAGTGGTCAATCTCAACCTCGCACCCCAGGTCAACATCTGCCAGCCCGAGGTCTGTAAATGCGGTTGCGCCCATGGTTACAATTGGGGTCTTGCCGCCCCCTATTTCCCGCAGGCGGCCGGCTTCTTTTTTGATCTTCTCGATGATGTCGCTCTTGTTCATCTCACCGGCTCCCGGTACACGGCCAGCCCATGCCCGGCCACCTCGACCAGGGCGCAGGGGACACCGCCTTTTTTCAGCCAGTCGAACCAACTGTGGGCAATCTCCCGGTCGCCCTTGTCACACCACTCGGTGACACGCTGCTCGTCGGTCCAGCCAACCCGCTTGACCTTGTACTCGCGGACCACCGTAGCCCGCGCATCACGCCAGCGGCCGGTGCCGCCGGTGAACTCAAGTATCTTGACCGTTTTGATCAGCTCGGCCATTCTCTCACCACCTTTCCGTCCAGAGTTTTGTTGCCATCGCCGTCCTGCTTGAACCAGAAGGGCACGCCGGCCTCCTGGCACTGCTCGTGCAGGTCGCGCGCCCACTGGAGATCCATCGGCCGCTTGTTAGAACTAACCGGCTCAAGCACCGTCAACCCCTGATGTGGCCAGCTACTCGGTGTCGGTTGCCAGTGTAGACCACAAAGTGGTTTTATTATCCCTCCGGTACCGTCTTGAATATCGCCCAACTTCACCCGCCCCAGCATCGGCTCGACCGAAACAAACCTCTTGGCCGCCGGAATCCGCAGCAGCACCGGGATGCGCTTGTCTGCCTGCTTCTGGTTCTCGGCGGTGACGCCGAGCCAAAGGTTGTCTGGCAGGTCAAGCTCGTGGAGAACGAACATTGCCCTTTCGGGCCGTTTGGTGAGCACCAGGAACAAGTGATGTTTACAGTTACGCATGACCCTGATAGCGGCTTCAATGAAACTTGGCGGGGCTTCCTCGTGAAACAGGTCGTTCCACACCGCCCACACTGCGGGCTTGGAGACTCCATACGGCCTTGACAACCGGTCCCACTTAGGGCGGACATTGGAAAAGTCCTTACCGAACCGTCGGGCCATCGAGGCAGACCAGCAGTGTGCGCACCCCTCCGAGACCGGGGTGCAGCCGTCCACCAGGCTCCACGCACGGTCCCACCAGAGGCCCTTGGACGTGCGCTTTTCAGTTGGATTCATGGGACCTCCGCATCTCCCTCCAGTACGCCATGCACACGGCATCCGCTTCGTCCTGCTCGACGTCGTAGCCACACAGTGCGCGGGCCACCTGGCAGATGCCCTGCTTGTCGCCCTTGCGGATTTTGAAGTAGCTCTGCCAAGTCATCGGGTGAACTATCTTCACCGGCAGGTCCAACCAGCGGGCTAGAATTTCCCACGCGAACCGGCGGCGAAACAGGGTGGTCAGGCCCTGGCCGCGCATGCGCGCGTGGTACTGGTCCTCGATGACCACCGTCAGCCCGCCCAGGGAAAACTGCGCCGCCTCGTCGAGCACCGCCCACACGGCGGGCAGGTCGTCTCCGTCGACGACGCCCGAGGTGGGCTTGTCGTTCCACAGCAGACACCAGCCGGAGCGTTTGCCCGGGTCGATGGCGAGGGTGGTCATTCGTCGTCCTCCTTATCCATCAAGCGCACGTATTGGGGCGACAACCGGCCATACGGACAAGTGTTCCATGTTTCGCCCGATTCTTTGGTGGTGCAATCTTCCGGGCCGTGGTCGTCGCACGAAGATACGCCACTGTCGAAGTAGCCGAAACATGGGTGGACGGATAGCACCATGCTAACCAGCCTCTTGTTTTCCGCCCGCAACCGCCGCACCTCGTCGCGCAGAACCTCGAAGGCGCGGCGGGCGGTGCATACGGGATCTGTGGCCAATCGTCCAGCGTTGACACCAAAGCGACATTCCCCTACTGGCACTCCATCAAACAAGGCCCCATCGCCATCAAGCATGACGGATGCGAATTTCAGCCACGGACACTCACCGCATGTTTTGGTCATGATCTACATCCTCCAGGAAGCAGTGTGATATTCTTTCGTGCTTCGCATCGAGTGTTAGCGCTTTCTTTTGCTCTTCGGTGAGTTCCAGCCGAACGCTTCGGTGCGTCGGTGGGTCGCCGAATATGACAAGTGGCTGATCATCAGCGATGATAACTGTTAGTACCACATTAGGAATCTTGGCCTTTGTCACCCCGCCCTCCTGAGCATCAAAAACCTGTTAGGGTTGCTGTTCCCCGGGTTCTCCAGCCGGGCCAGCGCGGCATCGAGCTTGCGTACAAATTCTTCATCCGGCAGGTCGTCTTCAACCTTGCCGTACAAAAACCCCTTGCTGGGCAGGCCCCAGCGGTCCTCTACCTCGGCCCAGCTCATCCCCTGCCGGCGGGCGGCGGCCACGAATACATGCCGAACCCTGCCGGGGCCACCGTGTTCACGACACAGGCCGACCAGCCGGGACCAGCGGCCACGCAACCAGCCGGGCTCTAAGGTAAGCACGTTGCAGCACCAGTCGAAGCCCGGGGGCTGTTCGTTCACGCGCTGCACCCAGCGGTCGGCCCGGTACTCGCCCGACTGTCGCGGTCGGTATCGCTTGGCGTCGTCGCGTAGTGCGCACAGCAGCATCTCCGCGGCCAGCCGGCGGCCGACATGCTGGGCATCCATGTCGCTCAGCGGGGGCAGTTTGAGCGGCCGGAACTGTGCGCACGCCTGGCGACTGCCCAGAAAGGGTTGGCCGGTGATGGGGCAATGCCGGCCCGGGCGGTAGTGGGTGCAGTCGGAGCAGTAGGGTTTCATTTCTCATCCCTCCAGTCGTCCGGGTCTATTCGCACCACAACAATCCCCTCCCCGTATTTCGACCCGTCAGCAACCACCAATTCATGAACACCGTCAGGGTGAATATTGACTACCAGATCCCCAGTTGTGGCGCCTGGATGCCTGTCGAGCCACAACCTTGCGGCTTCGTCGAGGGATTCCTCCACCCACGCCATGCGTGTCCAGAATAGCACCAGTTTGCGCTCCAAGTCGCGGAGCCCGACTTCTAGCGGTGGCAAGGATGATTTCATCTCCCCACCTCCAACTGCACGCGCCAGCTTTTGATCTTCTGCCAAACCACTTGGCTGCTCTGCCGAAACCGCCGGGCCAGCACGGCCACGTCTTCGCCGTCCACGAAGCAGTCGTACAGCGCCGCCGGGCAACCGCGGTTGACATGCTGGCTCAGGGCGCGCCACGAATCAAAACGGCGTCCGCACTCGGGACAGGTCATGGTCATCCCTCCAGCCACCGGCGCCAGCAGACGAGGCACGGATCGTCTATTTGTTTCAGGGTGAATTCGCCGTCATTATATGCACATCCCTTCCCATAATAGGGAGGTGGACACCTAGCGTCTGCCGCTGCTGACGGTATCATTATTTCTACCGCTTTCGTCAGCCTCTCTACTTCTAACACAAGCTTGGCTAGCACGTCAGCCGTCTCGCTGGCACCAATGCTTCGCCACGTGGCTGCCAGTTCCCGGGCACGGTCGAGCAGGCCCATCACACCAGCTCCTGCTGCTCGGGTGGCACGCACGCCCGCTCCACGTCGTCGGCCAGCTTTTCCAGCTCATCGGTCGCCAGGTGAGTCAGGTCTTTCAGGTCCGCCGCCACCTGCCCGTTGTCCTTGAGCGTGGCCAACAACTCGTCCATGGTCTCGCACCAGCCGGCGGTGCGGGCCATGTCAAGGATGTGCTGCGCGATCTCGGCCTTGCGCTTGGTGACGTCGGGCTCGGCCTTCTTGCGGCTTCGCTTTTTGGGTTTCTCGGGCTCGGTGTCGTCGGCTGGCAGTTTGCCTTCGTTGGCAGTCAACGCCTCGATGGCTTCGTCGGTACGGCTTGCCGCCTGCTCAACGGCCTGCTCGGTGTACTCGGCGTCAATCACGTCCCCACCCTCGGCGCGATCCTCCATAGCCAACGCCTCGGCCATCTCGATACTGATAGGCCAATACTTCGCGGCCCGACGCACCACGGTTTTACGGGCCATTTCCTCGTAGTCGGTGACCCACGGGCCATTGTTTTTGGCACGGCTGCGCTCACGGATGGCATCCACTTGATCCATGGTCATCATCTCGACATGCATGCCGCCATCCTTGAATCGGGCGATGCTGTAAACCAGCCGGGGCTTTCCGCGGGGGCCGTCCAGATACGGGATATGCTTCGGCGGCTCACCGCTGCCCAGGTCGATTTCAAACGTGTCCTTCTCGTAGACGATGTTGGCGTTGACGCTCTGAATCTCGCCGCTGCGCCGGGAAAGCGCAATCAGGCCGCGGTAACCGATGATAAAATTTGCCTCCAGGCGGCCGGTGTTTTTGTTGCGGTAGGGCACAAGGTATGCCTGGCCGAGCGGCCCGCCAAGCTCCAGGCCCAGCGTGGTGGCGTCCATGACCGACCGCAGGATACTCTCCCTGGTGCAGGCCATTAGCATCGGTTGGCGACTGATTGCCATTAACGCGATCTTTGTCACTCGCTCGGGCGTGAGATACCTCCGGGCCGTTGCCGGCAGGGCCTGCTCGATGTGGCTCTTGATCCCTGCAAGCGCCCCGCGCAACTCGGAGATTGTTAGTTGCCTGTCCTGGTTCTTTGCCATGGCTCAATCCTCCCAGTAGACCCGCAGCACGCGGCTGCCGGGTTTGGTTATGGTGTACCGCTCGGCTATTTCGGGCACCTCGGCCCGCAGGGCCTTCAGGTCGATATTGGTACGATCCTTGGTGGCCTTCCAGGTTATCTTGCCCCAGGGGCCGCGCAGACCAGCCTTGTCGCCGATGTTGGCTTTGATTAGATTCTCCATCTCCTTGCGCTTGCGCTCCAGTTCTTCCGCCTTGGCGCGTATTTCCCGGTATTCAAGGATCAGCCCCTCTGTTTCGGTGTCGGCAACAACCAGTTCATCGGTCTGGTGGCGCGGAAACTCGCGCTCCAGAAACCGCTTGCTGGCGTCTGTGTGGTCGAGCGGGGGTGGCTCCTGTTTTTCTACATAGTGCCAGAATTTCTCGGCCTCTCGTAGCAATAACTCGAACAGGCGCTGGTTGAAGTGTACGTGGTAGACAGCAAGGTTTCCAGCAATGAGCGCCGCTACGTCTGCCCGGTCGATGTCCAGCACGGCCATCTCCCAGGTAACCTGTGGCAGGTAATAGATTGGAATACCGTCGGCCTTCACCTCGGGCGGTTCCCAGTCGCGACCGGTGGTCGGGCTTTTTAGTTCGACGGCGGCAACCAGTTTGTTCTTCTCGTAGGCCGCACCGTCCGGACTGGCGATTACCAGCGGATGAGACTTGCTTTGCAGGGTGGGCACCTCGCGGACCTCGTATCCCTGGCGCTCGGCCAGCCAAGCACGCAGGCCGGCCTCCAGGTGTCGGCCACGCTGCATGTGATAGTTGTCTTTCGGCTCATCGCGCAGGCCAACCTTGCGCTCCCACACCTCGACGGGAGAACTGTATGGATTGAGCCCCGCCACCGCGGCAATCTCCGAGCCGGTGACGCCCTTCTTTCGGAGTTCCATATTCAACTCAGTCATCGTACACCTCCTTCCCTGGATCGCGACACCGCTCGCACAGGCACGGCACGTCGTCTCCGCGCTCGCAGCGTTCCCGATCCGGGCAGTCGTCACAGTCAAGCACGCGGCCGCACTCTTCGCAGGTGGGCATTCCCTGGGCTGGTCCACAGGAGGGGCAGTCAAGGGCACCGCACATGCAGGGCATGGTTATGCCTCCCAGACATCGACAACGATGGGGCCTGGCTCCCCGGCTGCCGTCTACTCGGGGTCAAGCCATGGGGTCCTGCTTGGATGGCAGTCCGCCTCGTCAACCGCCTTTTCTTGCGCGATCTCCCTCGCCTGTTGCTCATCCTCGGCGCGGACTATCAGTGAGAGCATGCAGTCGTAAAGGGGCCATGGAAACTTTTCTGGGATCAGGCACAGGTGATATAGCTTCATCACTCCACCTCCCACGGGTACGGTCCCTCGGCCATCAGCTTCACCTGGTCGAGCGGCTCCCACTGCGGCCACGGCTCGCCGTTCGACTGCTCCAGCCGCAGCAACACGCCGCCGTCGCGCTTCCAGCCGGTGACATGCACGTCGCAGACCATATCATCCGGCCCCGACACTTTGGCCGGCAACGGCAGGTCACGGTAACGCTGCACCTGGAGCCGGGCGGGCCAGATGCGCCAGTCGGAGCCCGGGGCGGCGCAGCGGGCCACCTCGTCGGCGGCGGCTTCACGGGATTTATAGACCAGCACCGCGCCCATGGTGCGGCGCAGGCCGCTTGGAGTTTCGATCACGTACATGATTTCTCCCTTCGTGCGTCGAGCAGCATGGACTCCAGCTTGAAGTTCATGGCTGCCCAGGCGGCGCCCCAGGCGGTGCACCAAGCGGCGTCCCCTGTGGCGCCCCAGGCGGCGACCCCAGCGGCATCCCAGGCAGCTCGCCGGGCGGCATCCCAGGCAACTTGCCAAGTAGCATGCTTGGCAGTGTCTCGGGCAGTGGACTGGGGGGTGGTCCAGGTGGTGGTCCGAGCAGCGTCTCCAGCGGCGTCCTGTAGCGACTCATCTCCGGTCGCCAGCCACCGCCTAACTACCTCGGGCGCATCAGGCCAGTGGCCGATGATCATGCCGATGGCGCACCAGCGCGCAAACTTGCGCAGGATGTCTGTGGCGTCAAGGCGCCACAGTTCGCGGCGGATTGAGGCGCATGCCTTGTCCTTGCCCTCAATAATATTGCCCGCCAACTCCACTCGGCGGACAACCGGACCAGGCGCGTGGGCAAGCGCGTCAAGCGCCCTGCGACTGCCATGCAGGCCGATCTCGCACAGCTCCAGCGGCCCGTCGTGAACCTCCGTGCCGCTGGGGCGGTATTTTCTATCGGCACCTGACGTGCCGTCCTTTCTTAAGAAATGCCAGGCTAGCATGGTTCCTCCCGGTCAACAAAAGGAAGCCGCCGCCCGGGCTATGCGGGCGGGGGAGGCAGGACCCACCGGGCGGCGACTTGTTGCTTGTGTTGAATCCCGCATAGCACGGACCATCATGCCACGCAAGGCGGCCGTTGTCAAGAAAAAAGTTTCTCAATGATTACAGCAGCTTGACACCGGTGCGGCGTCCAGCAACCGGTCAATCTGGTCTCGTACCGCCTGTGTGCAGGCCACCAGGTTCACTCGCTCCTGCCAGTCATCGGACTCAGGCGGCGCAGGCGGCAGCTTGGACATCGCGTCGAATATCCGGCGCACCAACCAGCAGCGCACGCGCGCGGCCGCTTGCGCATCCCATCCCGCAGGCCAGCGGCCGGTGCGCGTTGCCTGCGCGACGGTGCACAGGACTTCGGTGAGCTCGTCGAAGTAGCGGACGGCGGTTTTCACTTGGCACCTCCCTTAAGCGGCCGCTTTCACGGCCATGGTTACAGGTCAAAGTCCTCCGGGCGCGGACACGGCCCGGTACAATCCTCACGCCAGCGAGCCACGGCCCGCGAGTAGTTGGCGGCCGACTCCACCATGTCCGTCTTGCCGGCCACCTCGCCGGTCAGCACATAGGCGCGGGCACCGTCATATCTCAGGTGCCCGTAGCTCACCAGCAGGCGCGCGATCCATCCACGTCCCTCGTCCCAGTCGTCCGGCCTGATGTCCATGGCGCTCAGCCCCGGCTCCCGGGACATCTGAGAGTGGTCGAGGCTGTAGCCGCGCTTGATGTCGCGGGCGATGCTGCGGCTATAGCGGACATACACGGTGCGGCCGGCAGCCAGCCCGGCCAGCTCGTTGACGGTCTTGATTTTTCGGTGCCTTGCCATAGCACTTTATATTGCATGCATACCGCGTGCCAACCGGGCGGGCTAACGATTTCAGGCACTTACAGCGGCGCGAACCGCCAACCGCGTAACCGATTACGCACCTGTTTGCCCACATGCACAACAATCTCGGCAGGTTGGCGGTGCGTAGCTAAGTTCGCAGGTGCGAAGGGAAATACGCGGCAAGAAAGCGCTTGACAAGGAGTGGTGGGCTGTGTATGATGTGGCTCGCAATGGCAAGCAAGCATACAGATAGGCCGTAAATCCTCCCCCTGGTCGTGTCCCCGCCATTGCCGCGGCCAGGGGGAGGTTGGCTTTTAGGAGGGCCGGGATATGCGCTCCAGAAACATCAAGCCCGGATTTTTCAAGAACGAGGATCTTGCAGACATTGAGCCACTTGGAAGACTGTTATTTATCAAGACAAGCAAGGTCGAGGAGCTTCTCAAGCAGCTTCATGATGCCGGGTTTATCATCATCTACAATGTCGATGGTTCAAGTTACATTCAGGTGCAGAATTTCCTGAAGCACCAAAACCCCCATCATCGGGAAACAGAATCGGTGATCCCTGACCCGCAAGTAATTGAAAACATTGAAGCCCAGGGAAAGCCCAGGGAAAGCCCAGGGAAAGCCTCGGAAAGTACGAGGCTAGCCTCGGAAATTCCGGGACAAGCCCAGGGAAAGCCTAGTACTAGCCCTGCTGATTCCGGATTCCTGAAACCTGATTCCCCTTCCCTGAAACAGTGCAAGGACAACTTTGAAAAATTCTGGTCGGCCTACCCCAGAAAGATCGGCAAGGACGCGGCCAAGAGGGAGTGGCTGCGAAAAAAAGACAAGCCGGACATCGACACCATTCTGGAGGCCATCGAGCAGCAGAAGAAATCGAAGCAATGGACCAAGGATGATGGGCAATATATACCACACCCCAAGACGTGGATAAGCCAAGGTAGGTGGGCAGACGAAGTCGAACCCGAACACAAGAAAACCAAGTGGAGGCTCTAATGGACCACATCTCAGTCGGCAGGGAAGCAGAAGAAGCAATGGTCGGCTGGATTATCTCCTACAGCGAAATACCCCACGGGTTGACTGCCGCCGACTTCTACCATGAACTACCAAGGCGGATGTTCGAGGTCTGCCAGAGGTGCCTCGAACAAGGGGAATCGCCAACATACCTGACACTTTGGAAAGACCTAGAAGAGGCGGGAATCAAAGACGCTGCGGTGCTGGCATCCCGCGTAACCGATGAACTATCCTTCTTCCGCCATGAAGGACCGGCGCTTTGTAGGCGGATCAAAAACCGGTCGGTCAAACGCAAGGTGCGAGCCTGGGCACAGGAGATCACGGCCGCTGTTGACAACGGAAAGACGACCGATGAAGTGTTGGATATGCTTTCCGTCGTGCCGGCAATACTCGACGAGACCAAGCGCCAGACGCCAACAATCTCCGACGCATTCCGGGAACTGGATGAGTACCAGTCAGGACTTCTGCCCGGGCGGATAAACTGCGGCCTCAACGATCTGGACGAATACGCACCGGCAGCCGATGAGCTTGTTGTTGTGGCTGGCAGGCCCGGAATGGGCAAGACGGCGCTGGCGGTAAATCTGGGAGAGCGATACGCGGCGAGAAAAATACCCGTGCTTTTCGTGTCCATGGAAATGTCGGGCTCGGCAATCCACCAGCGCAGGCTTGCAGCCTACAACCGTGTATCCCTGTCGAGAATGCGCACCGCCGGGGCAATGGAAAAAGACGACTGGAACCGTGTCACCGAAAGTTGTCAGCAGCACCTGAAAGATGCGCCGTTCCATGTTGCAGCCGGAAGCTACCGGCCGGCCGACATCCTTGCGGAAATCAGACGGGCAAAGACCGGCCTTGGCGTCAAAGTGGTGTTCATAGACCACCTGACAAAGATCGACTACCCGCAGGGAGAACGATGGGAACTTGAAATCGGCAGGTTCACCACACAGTTGGCACGACTCTGCAAGGATGAGCAGATGGTCGTGTTCGCACTATCACAGCTTAACCGGAAGCTGGAGAACAGAACCGACAAGGTACCCATGTTGTCCGACCTGCGGGATTCTGGGCGCATCGAGGAAGATGCCGATATGGTGTGGTTTTTGTACCGTGACAGCTACTACACCAAGGATCACACAGACAAGTCTTTCCAGGTTGGCATTGCCAAGAACCGCAACGGACCAACTGGCGTCGTTGAGTTGATTTTTGAGAAGAAATACGGGCTGTTTCTGCCGAAGCTGTGAAAGGAGACAGGAATGGATTACCAAGAAAAGAAAGAAGCACTATCAAAGGCATTGGTCGAGTTGATAGAGATGGCTGGGAGATACAGGGACCACGAGGAAGTCGCCAAGGCGATAAGCTACGCAATCGATATAGTCGTCTCAAAAAGACTCGTCCTGATCCTGCTAGGCAAGATGCAGCCCAGCCAGCCTTGACAACCCGCATCCACCCGTATAGGCTGAAAACATGCCCAGGAACAAGACCCGCGACAAGGACAGAACGTCAGCGTCCATGATAAAAAAACGGGAGCGGGCACTGGCCGCGCTGGAGATGCGCAAAGAGGGCTATACCTACCGGCAGATCAAAGAGAAGCTGAAATACTCCAGCGAGGGCAACGCCTGCCGCGCTGTCACCGAGCTGCTGAAATCAACCGCCCGGGAGTCGGCCGACGGCCTGCGGGAAATCGAGTTGAGCCGACTGGACGACTGGCTGGTTCGAATCAACAAGAAACTGAAGTCAGCCAACGGCAACCTGCCGGAGTTGATCAAGACCGGGCTGCGTATCGTAGAACGACGCGCCAAACTGCTCGGCCTGGACGCGCCACTGAAGCTCGACGCCCGGGTGATACACGAGCCTGCGGTTATCCAGGGCAAGGTGATCGAACTGTTTCGCAACAACCCCGAGCTGTGGCAGGAGATCAAAACAGCCGTAGAGGGAGGGCCACACATTGCCGGTGAGCTACCAGCTACGACCGATGACCAGTGACGATCTTGGTTACATCGTGATGACCTGGACAAAGAGCATGCGCCCGCTGCTGCCGGCCGTGCACAGGGCGACCGCCGAGCGTATTTATCGCGGTGAGGTGAGCCGACTGGCAAGGCGCTGTCACGTTGCTGTCGCCTGCCTGCCCGAATCGCCGGCGCTGATACTCGGCTGGGGGGCCGCGGGCAAGGGCGTGCTGCACTACGTGTATGTAAAGAGCCAGTACCGCCGGCTGGGACTAGGCCGGTACATCGCACAACACCTCGGTGCGCCGAGCGTGGAAATGTCTTGCCTGACGCCGGATGGTCTGGCGCTGGCACTGGCGCTCGGGATGCATCGCTGGAAGCCAAGGAGGTTTTTCAATCATGAGACTGCAAGCAGTGGACACAAGGGACGTGGTGTATTTCGTCACCCCCAGAGGGACCAGGCGCATTCTGGCGGACCATCCGAAGATCAAGCGACTGGAGCTTGAAGGCGAGTGCGTAATGGTCGAACTGGACACGGGCAGCGTGTACCTGCTGCCGTTGCATGCGGTGACCCTGCTGCACGTCCAGGACGCGGCCGCCGACCAGAACAGCGCGAGCCCGCACCAACTCCCGTCTCCCGAGAAAGCGACCGTGCCGGCGAAGCCCGTGGCCCGACGTCGCGGACGCCCGCCCAAGCGTACCAAGTAGGCCGTGCTGCTGCCCGAGCAAATATACCTGCTCAACCAGTTCGTCGACGCCCACCGTGGAGTTGACCCCTCGGCGGGGCTGACCGACGTACAGCGTGCACTGTACGGCAGTCCGGCGAAACGCAAGGTCGCCGTGTGTGGTCGTCGTGGCGGCAAGACCACCGTGCTCAACCGATTGCTGCACCAGGCGGCAGAGGCAAACCCCCGGCAGGGCGAGGATGAGTCAATCATCGTCTACATCGCGCCGACCAGGGGCCAGGCGAAGCGGCTCATGTGGGGCAGGCTCCAGGTGACAGCGGATGCTCTGGGTATGCAGTATGAGTACAATAGCACCGAGCTAATCGCCCGGCATCAGAACGGCTCGGAAATCTGGTTGATGGGGGCCAACGACGACCGGGATGTTGCGCGACTACGCGGCTTCGCCTACCGGCGAGTGGTCATCGACGAAGCTCAGGCCGTCGGGGCGACGTTCGAGGATCTCATCGACGAGGTGCTAGAGCCCGCCCTGGAGGACTGGCAGGGTGACCTCATTCTGGCAGGCACGCCGCATGCGTCCTGCCGCGGATACCTGCACGATGCGTCTACCGGAGCACTGCCCGGATGGGAAGCGTATCACTGGACGGTGCTCGACAACCGCATGTTTCCCGCCTGGCGCAACGAACTGGACGACTGGAAACAGAAGGCCCAGCAGTGGCTTGAGCGGCTGTTGAAGCGCAAGGGCTGGGATGACCACCATCCCACATACTTGCGCGAGTGGATGGGCCGCTGGGTGCGAGACGATACGGGACTGGTCTACCACTACGACCGGCAGCGCAACGGCTACGACGGCCGCATCCCCGAAGGTTATGCCTGGCGGCATGTGCTCGGCGTGGACCTGGGGCATGACGATGCGTTTGCAATGTGCGTGTGGGCAATGAGTGACGACCTGCCGGACACCTACCAGGTGGCCGAGTACAAGCGGAGCGGCCTGACCGTCTCACAGTGGGCCGAGCTGATAAAGGACTGGCAGGATAAATACCAGCCCGTGAAAACCGTGGTCGACACCGGCGGGCTGGGCAAGGCCATTGTCGAGGAAATGCGCAGCAGGCACGGCCTGACCCTGCATGCCGCGGAGAAGAAAAACAAGGCCGACTACATCGAAATACTGAACAGCGACTTCCACGCTGCCCGCGCCTGGTTGCTACGAGACGGCATGTTGGCCCGGGAAATGGAACTTATCCAGTGGGACGAAGATCACAAGCGGGAGGACCCGCGCTATCCGAACGACCTGGCCGACGCGGCGCTCTACGGCTGGCGGGAGTCAAAGCACTGGACATACGAGCCGCCGGATGATATACCTACACCGGAGGACGAGGATTACGCTGACCACGTCGCCCGCGAGCTGCGCAGGATGCGGGCAAAAAAAATACGGAGGACACGACGATGGCCGAACTAGGCAGCAGCCGGTACATCCGGACATACCCGGTTGTCGAGGTGGCAACCAACAGCGACTTCGCGCCGACCGATTACCGGTGTGACAAGTACACGGTGCCACAGGCGGACGGCGAGGGATACCAGGACAGCACGGGCATGAAAGACGCTCGCGTGCTGTCGCGCATCGAAGCGCCCAACAGCAGCAGCAGCAAGGAGGTGGTCTACGCCGCAAACACCCTGAGCACAGTCCGCCAGGTGGTGGTAATCAACCACGATGACACCAACCGCATTGCCGTGGAGTTCACGGCCAAGTACGGCACCGTGGCCGCCGATACCATCACTGTGCCACCCGGCGGCTGGGTGTGCTTGGCGGACGTTGACGAGACGGCGGACCTGTCCGTGGGCAGCATGCACGCGGTAGACGGTGCGTACTGTACCGTCGTCATCCTGGGGGCTGAGTGATGGCCGGCCGCTGGTGGGAGGCAGACAGGACACTGCTGCACGGTGAGATCACCGAGGCCGTGCGGGCTATCGAAAACCAACAGCAGGAGCGTCGGCAGCGATATGCGTACTACCTGAGCCTGTACGAGGGGCGGCACATCCCAAGCCTGGATGGGCTCAGTTGGGCCGAATCACAGACGGATATCATCGACGATGAGGACAGCAAGGAGAACGTGCTCAAACAGGCCATCGACTCGATTGTTGCCAAGATTGCCAGCAGTCGACCGCGGCCCATCGTGCTCACAAACGCCGGCGACTACGAACTGCAAAAGAAGGCCAAGCAGCAGACACTGCTGGTCGAGGGGGTAATCGCCGACCAAAAGGGCTATGCACTCGGCCGGCAGATATTCCTTGACGGCTGCATCTGGGATGTGGCGGCCATGAAGGTCTACGCCGACCCGATGGCAAAGCGAATCCGGTTGCGCCGGGTGCTGGCGTCGGAACTGCTGGTTGATTACCTGGATGGCAAGGACGGTGCCCCCAAGAGTATGTTTCAGACCCGCGTGGTTTCCCGCTCGGAGTTGGCTGCCCGGTGGAAGGGAAAGAAGTATGCCCATGCGGTGAACAACGCGCAGCTCCACCGCGAGCTGAAGGGTGGCAGTTGGCAGATCGACGAGCCCGTGTCCGTGTTCGAGGCATGGCACCTGCCGAGCGCGCCGGGCGCGGGAGACGGCCTGCACGTAATCAGCACCACCGCGGGCACGCTGTTTGTCGATGACTGGGAGCGCGAGGCGTTCCCGTTCGTCATCTGGCGGTGGAAAAAGCGCACCCTCGGCTGGCATGGCATGGGCGCCATCGAGGATGTGGTGCAGCAGCAGAAGCAGGTGACCTTCCTTGACCGACGCATCGGCCGACTGCTCAACGCAAGCACAACCCGCGTGTTCGCCGAGAAGGGCAGCAAGATAAACATCACCGACCTGGGCAACGACGAGGGCGGGTTTTTGGTGGTCGAGTACACCGGCACGCCCCCGGTGTTCAATCCGGACCCGGGGCCGCCACAGGTACTATTCAGCGAGCGCGGGGAGAAAAAGGAAGCCATATTCGAAGCTCTCGGCATCTCGCAACTGTTTGCCTACTCGCGCAAGCCCGGCAGCTTGGCGAGTGGCGAGGCCTTACGCCAATACAAGGACAGTGAGAGCCAGCGGTTTCTGGACATCGGCCAGGATTGGGATGACTTCTGGGTCGAGGTCGCGGAGCGCATTCTTGACGCTGCGACCGACCTGGTGGAAGCCGTGGGCGGCGAGAATGTCAAGTTGCTGGTGCCGCGCGGAAAGGGACTCGCGGAAGTGCTGTTGAGCGACCTCGACCGTGACCGCAGTCGGTACATGGTGCAGATTCGCCCGGCGTCGCTACTTCCCCGGGAGCCTGCCGGTCGGCTGAGCACCATCCAGGAGATGTTGGGCATTTTTCCGCAGGCGGCACCGTTGCTGGCGTCGAAGATCGACCACCCGGACGTCGACGACGCCATGAGCATGATGACCGCCAGCGTGCAGGCCGTGCAGTACGACATCGAGCAGCTACAGGCAGGCAAGCCGGTGCAGCCCGAGTCGTTCCTGGACTTGCAGACGGCCAAGCAGCTTGTACTGGCGGCATACCTGCGAGCGCGCAACAACAACGCGCCAGAGCACATCTTGGAGGGCTTCCGTCAGTACCTGCTATCCGTGGACTCGATGATCCGCGAGGTGCAGCAGCAACAGATGACCATGCAGATGGCCCAACAGCAGCCGCAGCAGCAACCCATCCCCGGCCAGATGCCGCCGGGCATGCAATAGGAGGAGCACATGCCGGACACAACCGCAACACCCCCGCAGGACGCGGGAAGTGGTACCCAACAGCCGCAGACCCCTTCCGCTGGGACGCAGACCACGCCCCCGGCTGGAAGCGAACCACAGCCCACCCCGGGAACCAGTGTTGACCCGGCCGAGTTGCAGCAGCGGTACCTGGAGGCCGTGGCAAAGCACGAGGCGCAGACGTTCCAGCTCAGCCAACAGAAAAAGCAGCTCGAACAGCAACTGGCCGAGTACCAGCAGCGACTCGACGCATGGAAGTCGAACCCCACGCAGGCGCTCCAAGACCTGGGTATCGACCCCGGGGTGGTGGTGGACACCATCCTGAACAGCGACGGCGCGCCGAAGGTCGAAAACGAGGTGCAGACACTCAAGGACCAGATCAGCCAGCTCCAGAGCCGGCTGGACGAGCGCATGAAAACCGAGGAACAGCGCGAGCAGGAAGCCAAGCAGCGGGCGTTTTTCCAGGAGGTCGGCGGCAAGGTGCGCGAGTTGGCCGAGAGCAGCCCGGACATGCAGGAACTCAAGCTGGCGCTGGCCATCGAGCGTGACCTGTTCGGCAGGGAGCCCGATCTGGCCGCCCTGGTGCAGCAACCCTACACCGAGGCACAGCAGACGTTCGGAAGGGGCTTGACACCGGAGGAAATCGCCGGTAAGCTAAAAACCAGAGCCGCGGAACTGGTGGAGCGCATTCGCAAGAGCGAGACCATCAGGCAGATTCTCGGCTCGCAGCCGCAACAGCAAACTCCGACCGGAACGGCAGCCATCGACGGGGTGGGTACCAACAGCGCACAGCCCAAAAACCCCGCCGAGATGACGACGAAGGAGTGGATCGAGTACGTGAAACAACGTGCCGTCCGCCAGCAGTAGCCGACCCACCAAGCGCGTAGGCGCTCCAACCACACAGCCGTCAAGACAGCGCGGAAGCGGGAACAAGCGGAAACCAGAACCCTGTTTTGACGGAGGTAACACAAAATGGCCCTTGATTGGAGCGCAACCAGCGCAATGTTGAAAGAGCGGTACAACTTCGACCGCATTTTGAAGCTCGGCTGGCGCAAGTACAAGTTCTTCATGATCCTGCGAAAGGACTTCGGCGCCGGCGGTGACCAGGAGAAGATCCCCGTGGACGTGGCGAGCGTGCAGGCTCGGTCGGCGACGTTCTCCACCGCACAGAGCCTGGCCGCCAGCCTGTCCGGCACTCGCCGGGCGTTCGAGGTCACCTGCCAGGAGAACTACTCGCTGGCCCGGGTGACCGGCAAGATGATCGCCGCCACCCGCAACAACGAAGTCGCCTTCCTGAAGGCCCTGGAGGGCGAGATCGATGGCGCCTACGATTCCATCCTGAAGGACACCGAGCGCGACTTATTCCGTGACGGCCACGGCCTGCTGGCACAGGTGGCAAGCGTGTCAACCACGACCCTGACGCTGGCAAACGCAGCCGATGCCCACCTGTTCGAGGTCGGCATGGAGGTGGTGGCTACCACCGGCAGTGGCGCGAATCCGCGGTCGGGCAGTGCGACCATCACCGCCATCGACCGGGACGCCGGTACTCTGGAGTCGGACAGCAACTGGACCAGCCAGATCACCGGCCTGACCGCCAACGACTACCTGGCCCCGCAAGGCGACTTCACCGCCGCCAACGATCGGAAGAAGATCTACGGTCTGGAAGCCTGGTGCCCGGCCACCGCGCCCAGCGCCGGCGACAGCTTCTTCGGCGTGGATCGGTCGGTGGACGTGCAGCGCCTGGCAGGCACCCGCTACGACGCGACCACCAACAACGAAAACCTGGACGAAGCGCTGATCAACGCGCAGAGCGAAGGTGCCATGAACGGCGCGTTGCCGCGTATCTGCTTCATGAGCAACGTCAACTACCGCAAGCTGGTCAACCTGCTCGGCTCGAAGAAGGAATACGGCCTCGTACCCGCCCAGGGCAGGGAGGGGCCACTGGCGGACATCGGTTTCAAGTCGGTGAAGGTCTACGGCGACGAAGGGGAAATCGACGTGCTGTCTCATCCGTACTGCCCGATCGATGTCGCCTGGATGTTTGACCCGGACGCCCTGGTGTTCATGGGCATGGGTGAGTACCCGGCGATCATCGACGACGACGGACAGCGTGTGCTGCGCGTCTACAACGACAACTCTGTGGAGGCGCGAATCGGCGGATACCCGCAGCTCGCCACCCAGAACCCCGCCAGCATCGTGCGGATCAAGCTGGCCTGACCGTGACCGTGCGCCCGGGGGTGGGCTTCGGCTCGCCCCCGGGCATACTTGCAAGTGGAGGATCAAAAATGCCGAACTCAAGCTATTTCGAGCCACAGGCCCCGGCGCCCGGGCTCATGAAGATCGATTGCACGTTCAAGCCCGCCGGCACCGGTGCCCCGACCGGCCTGACCGGCAAGGGCGTCGCCTCGGTGAGCCGCACCGGCGTGGGCGTCTTTCGCCTGGTACTGTCCACCGCCTACGCGGCGCTCATTTCCGGGCAGGTGACCCTGATGCTCAACGCCGCTGGCAGCGAGGTCGCCGAGTTAGCGGCCGAGGATGTAGACGGCTCGACTCCCTACGTGGACATCCGGATCGTTGACAAGGGTGCCGGCGCCGCGGCCGACGTGGCTGCCCACGCCAACAACCGGGTGATGGTCAGCCTGACCCTGCGCAATACCTCTTCCTGGTCGTGAGGTGAGCGATGGCCCGAGTGACCCTGTACACCATATGCGCTCGGGCGCTCATGCTCGCGGATATCCCCTTTGGTGACGATACCGCGACGGGCAACGCCTACTCGGCCGGAGAACTACAGGCGGTAGCAAACGAAGGACTCGCCGAACTGCGCGACCTACTGGTTGAGGCGTGGGAGGGATTTCTTGCCACGGACGACACAGTCAAGATGCGCTCGGGCGAGAGATACACCACGCTGCCGGACGACTTCTTCAAACTGCAACACCTGTACCTGATAGAGGGCAGTCAGCGGATCGAGATCGACCCGTGGGGGTTCGAGGAGCTGTCGGGCACGGAAACCACCGAGACCGATTCCTATCCGCGCTACCAAGTGCGCGGCAACAGGATTGTCTGGCACCCGCTGCCAGCATCAGACAGGGATGTCGAGATGTGGTACGTCAGGCAGTTCAAGGATCTCACTCACTGGGAGGACGAAATCAGCCCGGAAATCCCGCGCGGCTGGGAGTCGTTCGTTGTCGCCCACATTGCCGAGTACGTGTTGACCAGGCAGGAGCGGGACACCAGGCCGGCCACGATGATGCGGGAGCGTGCACGGCAGCACATAATCAGCTCGGCGTCCAACAGGGACGCATCACGCCCGCGCGTTACGCCGGACGTGTCGGGCAGATACCGCCGTCGTCGTAACTTCCCGCTGCCGAGGGTGTGACGCATGAAGCCCGCCGAGTTCGAGCGCCTGCCGGACGAGGGACTGAGAGAAATCCAGGATCGCCTGGAATCCCACCTGCTGCCCTATCGGCATTGTGATCTGGTTGACGGCGTGCTGTTGACAGACCAGGAGTTGTCACGCGCAGCGACAAACTACGTGGCACACGGACTTGGCAGAACTCCCCAGGGTTGGATCATCGTGCGCATCAACGCCGCGGCCACGGTGTACGAAGCCCAGGACCCGGACGACAGGTATCTTTACCTGAACACATCTGCTGGCGCGACGGTCAGCCTGTGGGTATTCTGATGCCACTGCAAAAGCAAAAAATCAGCATCCCCCTGGTGGCGGGCATCGACACCAGGAGCGACCCGAAGCAGATTGCCCTGCCCCACATGGCGGACCTGCAAAACATAATCCTGGACGAAACGGGCTCGGCGCGCGTGCGCTATCCGCTGCAAGAGGTGGACCTGACGCCGAACGAAGGCGGCTCGCTGGAAAAACTGCATGCCCTGTGGTCGTATCGTGACCAAGTGCTTATGGCGGCCAAGAAAACCGGCGGCGCCTGGTACCTGTACGCGCTAAAACTCGGGACAACCGACATCTGGCATCGGGCGGGCATGTACTTTCCTTGCTCACTCAAGCACCGGCAGGTTGTGTCTGCCCGGCGCCAGTTGTCATACGCCGACATCGCGGAAGTCGGCGGCCGCAGGTTGGTGGTACACAGTGAAGAAGATTACCATGGCGCCCTGCGGGGCATGATTACCATCTACGACGCCGACACGGGCAACGTGTACCTGGATCGGCATTTTCTGAACGGCGGATATCAGCCGCAGATTCACGCGGTCACCACGACTCATGCCCATAGCTACTCGGCGTCATCGGGTGCCACCAAAAGCCTGTATCTGGAAGTGTGGGACGCCAGCAGCGCGCAGCGGACTTTTGTAACCACGATCACGTCGGCCCAGCTCAACGCGCACGATTCGTGCTACTACGAGGATTCGACTCACGGCAATTCTTCCGTGGTGTTCTGGCGCGACAACTCGACCGGCAACCTGGAGATCCGCGGCTACGACGGGGCCGGCACGCTGCGCAGAACCGTGAGCATCACTGGCGAGACCACCCCGGTGGCGCTGACGGTCAATCGGGTTTACGACCAGCCCAACAGCCGCTGGTTGCTGGTATTCGGCTGGTGCGACGGCACGGCGCTAAACGTCAGGATGGCCGTGTACGACGAATCGCTTACACAGGTAACGGCACCAACCACGATTACCGGCATGGGCAGCGTTGCCGCCGCGATTGCCATATCTCACAACCCGAAACTAACCGCTACGGCTGGAAAGTGCGAGCTAGATGTTTATGTTCAGACCACCAGTGGCACCCATCCCAGCATCTTTCGCCAGGTGATTGCCTATGACGGCACCGGATCGTCTACAAATGGGGTGGTTTACAACCACTGGCTGGTCAGTCAGGCGTTTACGTTCGGCGAGTACAGCCGAGTGATTATTGCCTCGTTCGAGGATGCTCTGGACGGGTTCCAGCAATCCACCTGGCTTATGGGCCGGTTCGACCTGCATAATGACGCCTACTACCGCTGGCTTACCGAGGCGGTGGTTTGCAAGGATGACGCGGTTACCCGGCTGGCAATGCTGAGCCGCAAGGGCAGGCCGGTGGTGTCATCGGCCGAGGATAGGGTGCTGTTGGCACTGTCGAAGCGTACCCGCGTCCTGTCGTCTACCGCCCAGGGCGGGGCGCTTACCGAAAGCGCCGCCTACTCGGTGGACATCGACCTGGACCCGGCGCCCGCGCCCGCCCGGGAGGTTGCAGACGGGTTGATAATCGGCGGCGGACAGCTTTACCTGTTTGACGGCACGCTGCAAGAGGCGCTGTTTTATGAGCCTCCGAAAATCGACAGCGTGAGCGACATCGCAGACGGTAGCGGTGTATTCTCCGGCGGCGAGACGGTGGTATACCGGGCGGTATACGAATGGGTGGATCGCGTCGGCCGCGTGCATCGCTCGCAGCCGTCACAGCCGGTGAGTCACACCGTATCGTCATCCGGCGGCCCCTACAGGCTGCGGATCATCGTGCAGACATACCAGACTGGCAGCAAGTGGCAAGTCGACCAGGTGGCCGGCACCGACTACGACAAGCGGGAGCTAAAAATACACCTGTACCGCACCACAAACGCGGGCACGGTGCACTACAAAATCGACGTGGACGGGGAGGATAACGATCTACAGGCCGCCACGGTGACCATCGACGACAACAACAGCGACAGTGACATCCAGCTCAACGAGGTACTGTATACCACCGGCGGGATACTGGAAAACGCCTGCAACTTCGCGTGTACCAAGCTGGCGCAGGCGTGCAATCGGCTTTTTGCCGTGTCCAGTGAACTGCCAGAGAAGATTCTGCCGTCAAAGGAGATCAGCGCCGGCGTGTCGGTCGACTGGAACGACGCCCTTGTGCAGGAGACATACCAGCGGGGCGATATTTACGCGCTCGCCGCAGCCGGCGAGTCGGTGGTGGTGTTCAAGGGCGGCGCCGTGTACTCCAGGCAGGCAGTCGGCGGCCCGAACAATGCCGGAGTTGGACAATTTCCGCCCATCCGCGTGCTGACCGACTCGCTGGGTATCGAGTCAACCGAGGTCGTGGTTGAAACACCAATGGGCGTGCTTTTCCGGTCGCGCAACGGCTTTCATCTGGCGAGTCCGGCGGGGCTGAAATACATCGGTGGCCCGGTGGAGGGCTACCAGGATGAAGCGATTATCGCGGGCATCACGGAGCCGCGGGCAAAGCGTGTGTACATGGTGACCGCCAACGGCGAAATACTGGTGTGGGACTACTCGGTAAATCACTGGTATCGGTGGAGTGTCTCCCTGTCGTCCGGTACACTGTCGCACCTGGCTGCGTCGCTACGTGACGGAGACGATACCCGGGTGTACTATCTGGCCACTGGCAGCCCGGGTACACTCCAGTGGATGCGCGAGCGGTACGCCGGTCCGATGTCGATATACCAGGACCCCGGGGGCGCCTATCAGGCGCTGATTGAGACGCCGTGGATCAACCTGGGCGAGCTGTCGGCGTATCAGCGTGTCTGGTGGATATACCTGGTGGGCAAGCTGCCACACTCCAACTATCGGCTGGAGATATTCTATGACTACGAGAGCGTGGCGACCCAGACGGTGAACTTCTCCGGCGTGTCCGGCACCACGTCTCAGTCCAGCTTTCGCGTCATGCCCGCCCGGCAGCGGTGTCAGGCGATCAAACTACGGTTGCACGACATATCCGGTGCGGCTCTGGACTGGCGCCTGTCGCGCATCGAGCTGGATATCGGTACACTGGGCACCAGAATGAAGCTGAAGGACGCAAACTCTTACGGATGAGAGGTGAAACATGGCTTGGTGGGATGCAATACCTGTGATTGGCCCTCTGGTTCGTGGCGCCATGGGTGACAGTGATGCGCCCAAGTACCAGGGGTATAACGTGCGCCAGGGCGCGTTCGGCAATCTCATGAGCCAGCGCCAGTGGCAGCCGTTTCTCTGGCAGGGCATGCAGCAGTTGTGGGGGACGCCGCGAGCCACCGGCGAGATCGACACCGCCCAGCAAGCCGAGTGGCGCAAGCGCCAGCAGGAGGCCGCCGACCTGTTGCGGGCGCAGGCCACCGGGCAGGCTGCCAGCGCCGCTGAAATGCAAATGCGGGCCGGGCTGGATACCGCTCGCCGGCAGGTGGGTGGAATGGCCGCCCAGGCTGGCGTCAGCCCGGCACTGGCGCAGCGACAGGCCATGGCCGCACAGTCGCAGCTCTCCCAACAGGGAATCGCCCAGACTGCGGCCATGCGTGCCGCTGAACAGGCCAGGGCACAACAGGCATACGCGGGCATGATCGGCGGCGCACGTGCCCAGGATATCGGACTGGCGCAGTCACAGGCACAGTTGGCACTGCAAGCACAGGCGCTGCGTGACCGGCTGGTGAGTGCCTTCACTGGCATGGGGTTGTCTGCTGCCGAGGCCGACCGGCAGGCGCAAATCATGTACGAGCAGATGATGCAGCAGGACGCGCAGGCCCGGGCGGGTCTTGCACAACAGGCATGGCAGACCGGGTCTCAGAATGCCATGACCTACCAGGGGGCAATGATGTCCGGCCTGGGCTCTTTGCTTGGAGGCTTGCTGTAAGGAGGTGTGGCGATGGGACTGCTTCAAGGAAGATGGCTCGGCGCGGAGTTGCAGCAGCCGGGCACTGCTGGCACCGAAGCGCCAGCAGAAGCGCCGCTGGCATCAGTAACGCCAGTTGATCCGGAGACAATGATCCCCACGTTTAGCCTGCCTGAGCCAGTCACCCCCGAGTCGTTGACGTTCCCAACCGCGGGCCTTCTCGGGGCGCAGCAGAAGCAGGGTTTACAACTCCAGCAACCCTCCTTTCCGACCTTCGCCCCGGCCAGCGTGGCCCCGCTGACGCGCGCCCGCAAGACGCTGGAGGCGTTGCCCGGACAGTTTCAGCAGGCCACCCAGGCGGGCATGCAGCGCATCCGCGGCACAACCGAGCAGGTCAAGCAGGCTGCCCAGCAGCACGCCGAGGCCGTGGGGCGGATGGCGGCCGAACAGGCTGGTGCACTCAAGACCGGCCTGGCCGCCATTGACCAGGTGCGCCAGGAATACCAGCAGCGTGTAGACACCGCCCGGCAGCAGGTGGAGAGCAAAATGGCCGAATACCAGGCGGCCAAACAGAAGTTGGGCGAGTTTCACCTGGACCCGGATCGCGCACTGGCGGGCGGCAAATCGGCCTTGGCCGCCCTGGCTGTTGCGTTCGGCGCGATGGGCTCGGCGCTGAGCAGAACCCCGAACACCGCGCTTGCGATAGTCAACGGGGCCATCCAGCGCGATCTGGAGGCCCAGCGGGCGGAAATGGCAAAGCGCAGGCAGATGGTCGGCGCGGCACAGAACGAGGTACAGCTTGCGCGGCAACTATTCGCCGATGAGCGAAGTCAGCAGCTTGCCGCCGAGGCGATGGCCTGGGATCGGTACGCCAAGCAGGCGCAGGTTATCGGCCTGGAACACAAAAGCCCGGTCGAGCAGGCCAAGGCCGGTCAGTTCGCGGCCGCCGCCGAGCAGCGGGCCGCCGAGTTGGAAAACCAACTGCAACAGAACGAGGCTCAGTTGTCCTTGCAGGCGGGTACGGCCGCACTGAGCGGCGCACAGGCAGAGGTCGGCGCCCGGCAGCGGGCACAGGAATTTCGCGCTCGGCAGGCGCTTACCCAGCAGCAGCAGCGAGCCATGCAGGCCAAGGCCAAGGTGCTGTCACAGAGCCTGGAGCCGCCCGGGTTGAAAATCGCACAGCCACAGAAGTACATGCCTACCAAGGACGACAAGAAGAAGGCGCAACAAATGCGCCAGTATTACGGCATGACCTATGACATCCTGAACGACCTGATCAAGCAGCGGGAAACGTTCAAGCTGGGCGCCCGGGTGTCACCCAAGAAGCGGGAGGAACTCATGGCCACTTTCAACCGGCTCAAGTCGGTGATGCGCAAGCTGGACGAAACCGGCGCCCGCATCGACCCGGGAGAAATCGAGATGATGGGCTTGCCCGCGGACCCGAAAGACTGGATCGGTGTGCTGCCCCGGCTCAAGAAGGTCCGGGAACTCATCACCCGGGCCACATTGCAGGGGCTCATGCCCTACGGCTACACCTTGAGCGGCCAGGCCCCCGGCGGCGCAAGGAAGGTGAGCAAGTAGATGGCGACCCTTTACCGGCCAGACGGTACACCCATCGAAGTGCCAGATGACCAGGTGCTTGACGCCCTGGCCTCCGGGCAGTACGGCTTACCCAGGGGCAGCAAGCTACGCATGGTCAACCAGGAAGGCGCGGTTTACGAAATGGACCCCGCCGATGCCGTCAAGCTGGCCGGTGAGGGCTGGCAGTACGAAACCGAGCAGATGCGCCGCGCACGCGAGGTGCAGGAAAAGTACGGCGACAGCGAGGGCACAGCGGCACTGCTGGGCGGACTCCGGGGCCTGACCTTCGGGCTGTCCGACGTCGCACTGCAAGACCTGGGACTGGTAGACCGGGAGACACTGAGCGGGCTCAAGGAGGCCAATCCGGACGCATCAACCGCCGGGGAAATCGCCGCCATCGCCGGGTCACTGTTGGCCGGCCCTGGGAGCCTGATGGGCCGTGTGGGCGTAGCTCCCCGTGCCGCTGCCGCTGTGGGCCGGGCGGCTGAGCGGGGCGTTGCCCGGGTGGTTGGCGAGGCCGCCGGGCGGGGACTGGCAGCTCGAGTGGCTGCCCGTGCATTGCCGGCCGCCACCGGGGCAGCCGTGGAGGGCGCACTGTACGGGGCCGGGCAGTACGTGTCCGAGGCCGCCCTAGGAGACATCGAGGGCACGGCCGAGGATCTGCTAGGACACGTCGGAATGGGCGCCCTGGTGGGCGGCATTGCGGGCGGCGCACTGACTGGCGGCGCCGAGGTCGTGGGCTCCGCGCTTCGCACCGCCGGCCGCTCGACAAAGGCCGTGGCAAAGCGACTGGCCGAGATGGCGGGAGCCAGGGGCAAGGCCGCGGACATGGCCGCCGAGGCACTAACCAAGGTCGAAGGAAAAATCAATCCCCTGGGCGAGGCGTATATCAAAACGGCTGGTAAACTCACCGGGGAAAAGGAAGCCTTCGAGCAGTTGCTACGCCGTCGGCAGGCACTCATGGATGCCGTTGCGCCGGATGAGACGATTGACCAGTTTGCGTTCAAGATGGCCGACATCCAGAACACGCTGGACGATGCCGCTGATGACATCATTTTCAAGGCGACGGGCAAGCACAAGGCGTCGGTCATGCGCGACATCGCCAGCGAGGGGGACGGTGCAACGGCGTTCAACGCGGTGTTGGCGGACGACGGCCTGTTGACCGGTCTGCAACGCCAGGTGGACGACATGATCGCCGCCGGACGTGGGACATACGAGTTCCAGGGGCCGTTGAAGCGTCTGCGCGACTACCTGAAGGGTGCCCGCCGGAAACTAGAGAAGGCCGAGGGTGCATTTGCCAGCGGCGACCGGCAGGCCATCGGCGAGGCGTTCAACATGCTCGACGACTTCAAGCGCACTCTGGGCCACCTGCGAGACCGCATGAGCAAGGCGTACAGCTACAACCGCCTGCCCGAGATGGCCGAGACAATGGACGTACTGAGCGGCCTGTACAAAAATGTGCAGCACACTCTGGAGGACGCAACCCTGTGGGGCGAGAAGGCCGCCACCATGCAGCAGGCGGTCAACAGGAAGTGGTCGGCCTACCTAGAGCGCGAGGCGCAAAAGCTGGGCTACCGCTTCCGCCGCCGGGTGGCATCGAAGGACTGGGGCGCCGTGTCCGCCCGCGAAGGCCAGTACGTCTATACCCACGATCCGGCTGGCTGGCGGCAGTTTGTGCGCGACCTGGGCGACGAAGCCAAGGTACACCTGGACAAGGACTATGTGCTCACCCAGCTTCGTCGTCGGGAAGAACTGCTGGAGGAAATGGCCCGTCAGTACGACATGCCCGGGGCTGCCGAGGCGCTGAAAAAGTACCGGCAGGCAAAGAAGGCATTTGAAGAAAACCTGGATCGCACCGGCGAGATCATGCAAGCCCGGGCCGCCCTGGAGCGCATCGACAAGGCAACCGCTCGGGCCGGCATCACCATGGGCACCGGAGCCCTGGCTGGCGGGCTGGTTGCCGGTCTGCCAGGAATGCTGATAGGCGGCGCCGCGAGCGCAATCCTGCGCCCGGGCACCACCATGCGCATGCTGGCAACCCTGCGCCGCATCTCCGGGGAATTCGAGGCCCGGCTAGGCGGCAAGCTGCGCGTGTTTATCGACCAGGCGAAGCGCGGGACCACCCGGGCAAAGCGACTTGTCGGCCCGGGCGCGGTTATCCTGCATGGCAACGATGAGCAGCGGCAAAAGTGGTACACGCGCAAGCTAGGAGAGTTGCAGCGCATCCACCAGCAAATCAACCGCACTGCCGAACGGCTGGAGGAAGCCAACAAGCAGATCGCCAACGCCGCGCCCCGTGTTGCTCTGGCGGTGAACCAGAAGGTGATGGGCGCCACGCGGTTTTTGCTCGAAAAGGCACCCAAGAACCCACAGCCGCACAGCATACTTGCCCGGAAGTGGCGACCGTCCCCGTCGGAACTGTCGAAGTGGGCGCGCTACGTGCGGGCGGTTGACAATCCGGCCAGCGTGCTTGACGATCTGGCGGCCGGCCGGTTGACCCATGAGGCGGTCGAGGCGCTGCGCGAGGTGTACCCGCGCATGTACGAGCGGCTTGTCAACGAGGTGGTCGCCAACATGGACAAAATACAGGACACCATGAACTACCAGCAGCGCGTGCAACTATCGTTGCTGCTGGGCATCCCTGTTGACCCAACGATGGCGCCCGAATTTGTTGCCTCAATGCAGCAGGCGCAGATGAGCATGCCGTCGCCGGAAAGCGTGACCACGCCGCCGACACCTGTTGCCGCGGCGGTTGCAAAAATCGAACCCGAGAAGTTACTGACCGGAACACAGGCACTGGAAGCAAGGAGGACATGAACATGAGAACCACAAAAACCTGGCTGGCGATAATCGGATTCCTGCTGCTGGGCGGTCTGGCAATCGCCGGCACCGTGATCCAGGGGCAGGACAGCAACGAGCACATGCGGGTTGTGCGCACAACCACGGATGGGCGCGTTGAGATGGCCGGCTACAGCTCCACCACCGGGGCAACCAGCGTGAGCGAGGTCGACCCCCTGAGCGAGCACCATGTGGAGACCACCCCGGCCGACGTCACCAACGGGGCGGACGGAACGTACTACTACTACCTGGACATGGACGGGTACAAGGCGCTGGGTTTGCAGCTGGTGCTCAACGGCGGTTCGGGCACCGTGACCGTGACGGTCGAGTGCACGTTACAAGACGATGGCACCGCTCCGGCAAGCTGCAACTACCACGACGTCTCGAATACCGTGTACGGGGCCGCCAACTGGACGGCCAGCGCCGCGCTGTTCGACAGCAACCACATGCTCGGCCAGTGCAAGTACGTGCGCATCAAGGTGGTGGCGGACACCAGCGGTGCCGATGACGCCGACTGGACGATCTTCGCCAAGAGGCTGTACTGATGCCCCGTCGTAGCGCGATATTCCTGGGCCTGGCCGGAGTGTTGCTTGCCGGGATAGGTGTGTTTGGCTGGGACGGCTCGAAGTGGTGGCGGGTCAGAGTGGACCAGAACAGCCAGTCGGTTGTCTCCATTCAGGAGGTGCACCACCATATCCATGATGGCGACCACTACTTCGTCGGCGGCTACGACGCGCTGAACAACGGGGATACCACGGAGTTTGTGATCGACACGCCGGCCACGGGCGAGGTGCATATGGAGTTCGCCTACAGTTCGAATAAGGCGTACACGTTGGAGCTGTGGGAAGGGGCATCGTACACCGGGGGCACTTCAGTGGACCCGGTGAACAGCAACCGGCAGAGCACGAACACCGCCGCGTTGACGGTGAAGAAGAACCCGACGACCGTTGACACCGGGAGCGCCACGAAGCTGTTGGAGATCGCCATAGGCGCTGGTGGCAAGTTTGCGTCGGCCACGGAAGTAGCCGACAGCCGCGAAAACGAGATGGTGCTGAAACAGTCGGAGACCTACTACTACAAGATCACGTCCAACGAGGACGGTGCCACGTTGACCTACCTGGGCTCGTGGTACGAGATCGACTGACAGGAGGAACGGAGATGAACACGCGAATCGCACTGGTAATGGCCGCCGCGCTGGGCATGGCCGTGGGCGGGGCAGGACTGTTGATGGCCCAAAAGGGAGACCGGGAAGTGGTGGACAACACCGTGGACAGCATGAGCGAGCAGGAGCTGACGCCCGCTGTCCGGCCGGAGAGACCGTCGCGGCCGCCCGAGTTGACTCCGCAGCAGGTGCGGCAGATCGTCGGCGCGCTGCGCGACCCGGAGGCCCACAACGGGCTGCTGGGAATCGCCCGCGAGTTCGGCTGCTCGCTGGACCAAGTGAAGATGATCAAGCAGGCCCGGGACAGGCGGCTCCGGGAACTGCACCCGGCCGAGCCCGAGCCCGGCGAAATCGAGTAGGAGCGCGGACATGAGACGGCTTGCGCTGGTATTGCTGGTGGCCTGTGCCTGGCCGGCGCGGGCTGGTATCATCGACGACCTCAAGGCCGAGGGGGCGCTGGTTCTCGCTCATTTTTATGCCTCCCGCTCGTTCCACGACTTCTCGGGCAACGGCAACGACGGCACGCCCACCAATGTCCATTTCGCCGGCAACCGGGGTGTCCGATTCCCGGCCTCGACTAGCAAGATCACCGTGTCCGATTCGCCGGAACTCCAGTTGACGGAGGGGACGCTGGTGGTGTTCGGGGAGTTTTTGAGCCAAGGGAGAGATAATCGGCTAATCAGCAAGAGGGATGCTGGTGGTACTAACTACGACATGTATTTTTTCACTGTTCCGCTAAGGATATTTCTGTACGATGGAACTGCTGGCAGAAGCGTGACAACTGATATTACCGGAAAGAAATATATTGCCATAAACATGAAGTCCGGTGAAAAATGCGAGGGCTTTGCAGATGGCATAAGCATTGGCCTGTTCAATGACACGTCAACCATAACCAGCGATGACGCACCCATAGTGATAGGCAATATGTATGCAGGCTCGAAAAACCTCGATTCCACCCTCACCGCCGCCCTGATCGTGAATAGAAAATTAACCGCATCCGAGCACGCCGAACTCTACGCCGAGCTATCGAGCATGCGGTGGCCTAGCCGGGGTTTCATCAGGACCAAGGGGGTCTACGGACGGGGAGTTGGCAGTCTGGGCTAAGTGGCACCGTCACGAAAGAACTAGGAAACGTGTTTGATGGAAACCAAGTATTAAGAATAGCTTATAACGGTGTTGCCAACCCAGGAACTGGACAAAATATACCTGTTATTTCCGGAGTCACATATAGAGTATCTGGATGGGCCAGGGGTGATGGTTCTGCATATCCATTTATACGTGTAAGGAATGGCAAGTGGGAAGGGGTATCTTCTACCAGTTGGCAGCGGTTCGATTTCATTTGCACCCCAAATAGTACCGGACCAATCTATGTCTATGCTGATGTATCATCTTCAGGTTACACCGAATGGGACAACATCTCCGTCCGCGAGGTCATCCAGCCCGAGGTCCAGTTCGC